TGGAACTGGCCAATATAGGTATAGAATTTCATAGTATATATATTATATCAAAAAAAGGTTCACATTACAAGGAAAAACTTTACGACAATAAACCCCCAGCATCAGAAGGAATAACAATACCTGAACCGTATATTCTATTATACTCTTTAGATATAGCTTCAGCAGCTGTAGCTATAATCAAAATATGTTCTGGTTTTATAGTGTAGTCTTTATCTTCGGAATATGGTAGCCATGGTTGGAACGCAATCTGTTCTTTGCTCACGGGAATCATAACAACGGGATTTTTTATAACACTTTGCTGTTCATTAAATTCACCAAATAGTTCTTCACCGCTTGTCAACTTCACAATCTTTACATTCATTATCTTTCTCCTTGTCATTATCAATTTTGTTTTCTATACGTCTATCTAACATATTACCGATAGCTCCTGCAGCTGCATTAGCAGCAAGTTCACCGATAGAGGCACAACCGACTTGTAAAAACACTATGAAAAAAAACAATTTTCTCATAGTGCAAAATCGTCATCCATTTCAAATGACTTTTCTTTTTTAGGTTCTTTGGTTGTTCGGATTCCAACATTACCAATTGTATATTTAGCTTGCAAATCCCATTCAGACTTTTCACTGAATGGTAGGATTTTCATCTGTCGAATTGAAGTAGTTGGCTGTGCTTTTTCAGGTGTAACGATTTCAACTAAATCCCATTCGTGTAAAAGATTTACAACTGTATTTCTTCTTTCTAAATCGTTCTCTGAAATATTAGTAGGTTTACCGTCAAGAGCAAATAACTCTTTAAAGTGAACAATATAATATTTTCCCTGCTTGTGGAGTATATGGCAAGATTGAAATAACTTCTTTTCTCTTCGTGAAGCTATACCAATTCGTGTGAGGGTTTCTTTAACTTTTAAAAAATCATCGTCTTCTTTTAGACGAACTTCAATCATATCTTCAATAGACCATTTTACATTTTCAACATTCATCTCATACCCCTTTCAATTCAAATAAGCATTATATAGTCATTTTTATAACTATACGTTAATATAGTTATTTATAATATTATGAAACACCACCTCTATTCATCTGCTTTACAATAGTCTCAATATCCTTGTCAGATAAAACTGACAAAGCACTAAGGGCTTTCTGATTACTGTAGTTAAAATACTCTTTAACCATTTCTAAGTGTTCAATCTTTTTAGACTTAGACCAAAACTTCTTAGAACGCTTCTTCTTCGGTATAGAATGATGAAGAAAATCATAATGAAATCTATTGTTTACATCAGTATGAACATTCATTTCATTAACATAACCTATCAAATCGCCATGATAAGACAATGAGCGATTGATAAGAAATGCTTTGTATTCTTTTCTCTCACAAGATTCTGCATCATACCTTTCCTTACTGGTCAAGTCGTGTGCTAAATCAAATGGTGACACCTTTTTTACTTTGACCTCTTCTACTTCATCAATTACAATATCATTACCAAATAGGTCTTTATTCATTATTCGTCATCCTCTAACTTAGGTGGCTCATCAACGTGCCAAGGTTTCCAATGTGCCTTCAAAGACTTATCGTATGGGTTCCAATCAACACCTATCAACTTAGCAAGAGGGTTACGTTTTACCTTCTTAACCTTCTTACGGGTTTCCATTGGGTCTTCTGTGTCTTCAGGGCCCATTAAATGGTCTGGCCTATCAAATCCAAAGTCACGACCAAACTTCTTCTGCCAATCAAGCTCATCTTGCATATCACGTTTCAATCTCTTCTTATCTTTTTCCATATCATCAAGAAACGTATCTTTATATTTATTCATACGTTTTCTGAACTCATTAACCCGTTGAAGCTTTTCTTCCCCTTCTTCTGGAGAAAGATCATCAGAAATCTTTTTACGTTTTTCGATAATCATTTCTTTTGTGCCGTCATCCAATACTTCCCATTTCTTCATTAGAATCATATTCAAGTTGTGAAAAATACGATTATATAATTCTTCATTCTCCAACGCAGATACTAATGCTAATACAAGTGAAAATGTTTTACTTAAATCTTCAACATCACCCATATATCCATCCTCAGCACTCTCAAGGTCATGGCTAACCATTTCAATCGTACCATCTGCACGAACTACTAACGCACTATCCTCAAGGTCTAGCTTGAGAAATAAATGCCCATTCTTATCATAATGTGGTTCCTTCTCATCATGTTGATCTGGTTCATCGTTATCTTGATTTTCTTCGTTCATACCTGTACCCCCTTTACATAATGTATTTATAAAACTTATCACCTCATCTTTAAGTCTGAAAACCTTCTAGTATCATGCCATGGAAATAAAATATTTTTGTATACTTGTTCATACTTATAAAAAACTTTGTTATCATTCTTACAACCAAAGAATGAAAAGAATGAATAATCAGGATTATCAATAAACTCTGGCAACTGTTTAATTGCTGCAAATTGATTACCAGAAGCATACACCGTATCAATAACAATCAGTCTAGGAAACAAAGGACAGCTGTCTGGTCTTAAATCCCTATCCTCTGTATAGTTCAACAACCACTTAGCTTTATCATCTTCCACTTTAATAAGACTCAAAGGACACTTCATCGCATTACTGATATGAACCGCTGCAGGTAGACCATCACTATACACCCCTACAATATGGGGGTTCTTGACTAGTCTATAGTTGTCTACAAAGTCCGATATATCATCGTAGTATTCATCATAGTAATATTTATGGTCACTCATAATAAGTTTTTATGTGTAAGGTTAATCATTTTTGCTAACATAAGATTTTGTTGAGCTAATGCTTTAACTTCATTGTTTGTTGAATTTTTATTAAGAAATTCAGTTCCCTCAACCATCTTATTTAAAAGTTGTGAAATATCATTCCTTGAACTTATCCAATTTTCAAATGCAGGTTCAGCTTCAAAGAATCTTTGACCACCAATTGCTTTTGCTTCATCATGGTACTTTACAAATGCTTCAAGACATTTTCTGATAAGCATTGACTTAGATATTTTCATTTCTGGTGCAATCCTTGTCAATGCATTATTAGTTTGATTAGCCATTTTTGCATGACCTATCCTATGTTTCTTTCCATCTGGGTCAGTATACTCATCAATGAAAAAATCATAGTCCTGTGTTTTATCAACCTTCGGTATACCCCTTTTTCCTGTCTTGCCGGTTTTAGCTGCTTTTGTTTGTGGTTTATCGTCTGCCATATTATCCCCTAGTTAAATTCACTATTCATCATAAGTTCTGTTAAACAAGCAACCATATTGATTTCTTGATCTGCAACAAAGGCAGACTTGTAAGAGTAATCTGCTATGATTAATACAGCATCTGGTACACTCTGTTTTTTGATATTTGAAAACAGGGAGTCATATACTTGACGGTATAAGCCAACATGGTCATTATCAATATTCTGTGCAACCCATTTTCTCATTCCACTGAAATCTTTTTCTTTTAAAAACTTCATCAACTCATTGTAATTTTCATTAGACGAAGCATTGAGAATACTTGCATCTATATTACCACCAACAGCATTGTTTTGTAACTCATTCAATACCCTACGAAAATCTGGAAAGTATCTTACAACTAACTGAGCCACAACATCTGGTTTATATGTAATCCCCTCACTGTCGAGGAGTTTCATAGCAACCTCTGAAAACTTCTGAGCCAATACTGGTTTATCTGTTCTCTTGATTCTGAAATCAATAACAGAACATCTTGAATGAAGTGCTGGAAGGATTTTATTCTTATAGTTACAAGTAAAAATGAAACGACAATTATTTGAAAACTCTTCTATCAAACCTCTCATTGCAGGTTGAACAGAATCCCTATTCATATAATCAGCTTCATCAATAATTATAATTTTCTTACCACCGGAAAAACTAACAGTCGAAGCATAGTTGGTGATGGTAGTTCGCAGAGTATCAATCATTCTGCCCTCATTACTACCATTAATCATCAACCAATCACATCCAAGTTGGCTGCACAATGCTTTCGCTACTGTAGTTTTTCCGATGCCCGATGTGCCAAACAGTAGAAGATTAGGTACTTCACCCGTGTCAACAATATTCTGGAAAACCTTTTTTGTCTCAACAGGTAAAACACAATCTTCAATGCTGTCTGGTCTGAACTTCTCTACCCATAATAAATTGCTCATCAACTACCTCATAATATAAGTGTTATCAAATTACTCTCCGTATTCACTACAAGCTTCTAGGGCAATCCAATACTCTAGTTTGTATTTAGCATTCTTATTAACAAAATGTGAAATACCATTGGAAATAGTAACATCATAATCGCCTGGAATAATCTTTAGATTCTCCCGTTTGAAAACAACATTAAACTTCTTTGAAACACCATCACCAACTTTAACGGAATAATCATTTGATGTGTCATTGTTCTTGTTAGTAGTATATAGGTACATACTATTAGACTTTGTACAACTCTTCAAACAAACATCAGCCAACTTGAGAATGTTTGCTTTCTTCATAATAGAATCAAAATCACCCTCTTTCAATTCAAACTTAATATCACTCTCGGGCATCTCAATTTCTTTCTCCGGCGGAGTAACCACCAAAGAAGGCTCTGCATAAAAGTATTTACCTTTACCTCTACCCTCTGACATTACCATGCAATCGTCTTTAAACTCAAACTCAGGTTCAGACAT